TTCAAATCCTTTTCGGCGGCAAGCCGGCTCCCGAGATGATCCAGGCGCTCAAGGGCTCCGGATGGAATTGGTCGCCGCGAAATTCAGCATGGCAGCGCAAGCTAACCGACGCGGCTTTCCGCTCGGCGAAACAGATCGCCGCCTAAAGCCCTTCCCAAGCAAGACGGCTCCGGCCTGATCTGGGAAATAGGAGAATACGCAGATGAGCGCAGACACTTTCCTGGTGTTCGACACCTCCGACAGATTCCACAGCGGAGCGATCTGCCACGGCGCCGACGAGGCGAAGGACTTCATCGCCGGGATCAAGGACCGCACCAGCCTCCGCGTTCTCCGCATCACGGAAGGCGAGCTTTGCCGCGATCTGTCGGATGAGTTTCTCAGCGATGCCGAGCCTGTCGAAGAATACCCCGAGACATTCAGGCGCCAGCAATACATGCGCCGCATTGGCAGCTACGGCTGGTGAAGGAGATTTGTGATGTCAATCCCAGGATATGACGCATGGAAGACTGAAACACCAGAGGATGAGCATGAGCGCATCTTTGGACCGCTCTGCCCGTTCTGTGGCGCCTACTCGCCTCGTCAGTGCGAGCTTGAGGAAGAAACGGACGGCGTTTGCCCTTGGGAAGAAAGCGAACCCGATCCCGACGACCTCATGGAACAGCGCCGCGAGGACCGCGAGATGGAAGCGCGTATGCCGCGCAACCGGGAGGACTTCTGATGAACATTCTCGATTTTTCCGAGATGCGGCTGATGGACGACTACAGAGCGCAGACAGACGCCCTTTCCAGGATCGACCGCTGGTACTGCATCCTTCGCCTAGCAGACGTTTCCGAGAACGAAGCAACCGCCATTATCGCCGATATAGCGGGTGAGCCGGAAGCGATGGAGCGCGCGGCATGAGCGCCTACTACAACGAGTTCGACCCATACGCGGCTCAATGGCTGCGGAATCTAATCGCGGCAGACCTGATCACGCCTGGTGATGTTGACGAAAGGAGCATTGTCGATGTCCGACCGGATGACCTCAAGGGCTATGTCCAGTGCCATTTCTTCGCTGGAATCGGCGGATGGCCATTTGCTTTTAGGCTCGCTGGATGGGCCGACGCCCGACCCGTCTGGAGCGGTTCCTGTCCGTGTCAGCCGCTTTCGAGCACTGGAGCGCGCAGAGGCCATGCCGATCAACGACACCTCTGGCCCGCTTTTTACAGCCTCATCGCCGAGTGCAACCCTCCAGTGGTCGCTGGAGAGCAAGTTGCGAACAAGGATGGCAGGGAATGGCTCGCCGCTGTACGCGCTGACTTGGAAGCTGTGGGATATGCCTTCGGGGCCGCCGATCTGTGCGCTGCGGGCGTCGGCGCTCCACACATCAGGCAGCGCCTTATCTGGGTGGCCGACACCGAACGCGGGAGACTACAAGGCCGGGATTTCGGACGCGCCAGGGCGCTCCCAGGTGAGCTTGCCGAGGTCGGTCGCCAAACGACTTGGGCACGCTGGTGGGGCCCGGAAAGTGGTGAGCCCGAACTGGCTTTCATGGCTCATGGGATACCCGCCGGCGTGGGTCAAGTGCGCGCCTACGGCAATGCCATCGTCCCGCAAGTCGCGGCGGAAGTGATCGGGGCATACCTCGAAGCGAGGGCAGCATGACCCATCCCGACCACATCGCCGAAGATCTCCGGGCCAGTGAGGCGCTGTTCGACGGAACGGCAGGCCGTGCCGATCTCAAGGCGCTGCTACAGCGCAGCGTCCTCATCGCCGCTCTTGAGAATGTTGCAAAGTTTGAAACGGAGCCAAGCCTGAAGGCTGCGGCAAGGGCGCGGTTTCTCGATCTAACTGATGGGAGGCGCCCGACATGAGCACCTACGCTCTCGCCTGCCGAGAATGTGCGCTTGGTCTTCTAAACACCGCTCGCGAGGTCAAACGTGATGGCAACGCCCGTGAAGTTGCCCGCCTCGTCAACAACGCCCGTTGGTACTGGCATCGATACATCTGGGAAAAGGAATAATACCATGGCACTGCGCATCACGAAAGCATCCGAGCCTATCACTGTCGAGCGGCTGAATACAGTCATCTACGGCCCGCCAGGCTTGGGCAAGTCCTCCCTCGCCTTCACGGCCGATACGCCGCTGTTGCTCGACTTCGACAACGGCAGTCACCGCGCCGCGAACCGCAAGGACACCGTGCGGGTTTCCGACTGGTCAGATGTCGCCGGCATCACTGCCGAAGACCTTGCACCGTTCCACACCGTCATCGTGGATACCGCAGGCCGTGCGCTCGACACGCTCACCGCCGACATCATCCGCATCAATCCCAAGCACGGTCGGGGCGGCGGCGCCCTCACTCTTCAAGGCTACGGCGAGCTGAAGGCGCGGTTCACGGCCTTCCTCAAGTTGCTGAACAGCTTCGGCAAAGATGTCGTGCTGATCGCTCACATGGACGAGCAGCGCAACGGCGACGACATCATTGAGCGCCTGGACGTTCAGGGTGGATCAAAGGGCGAAATCTACAAGGCCGCCGACGCGATGGGCCGGCTCGTTATCTCGAATGGTAAGCGGCAACTCCGATTCTCACCGACTGACGCCGCATTTGGCAAGAACCCTGGGCAGCTTGAGCCGCTGGATGTGCCGGATATGGCAAGCCCTGACTTTGATGGGTTTCTTGCAAGTGTCATCGACCGCATCAAGTCGCGCCTGAACGAACTGACCGAGGACCAGCGCGAGGCCATCGCAGAGCAGCAGTGGTTCCGAGACAACCTGCCCAAGGTCGATAGCCTGTCCGGCATCAATGAACTTCTGCCCCGAGCGATCGGTGCCGGCACTGTCTGCAAGACCTTGCTGCACAAGCGGGCGACCGAGCTTGGGCTGGCCTTTGACAAGGCGCGCACCGAATATGCGACCGCGAAAGAGGCCGCGTGATGCTGGCCCGCGTCTCGAATATCGAAGCGCATCGGCAATGGAAGAACTGGCAACCGCTGTTCGAGGGCCAGGACGAGCCGACCGTAGAGGATCTGGTGCGCTTCATCACCGTTGATGAGCCGTCGGAAGCCATGAAAGCCGGCACTGCCTTCCACAAGGCCATGGAAACCGCCACGGACGGCCAGCACAGCGCGTTCGAGGTGGACGGCTACACTTTCCTGTTGCCCGACGCCTCGCTGTCCCTGCCCGACGTGCGGGAAATGCGTGCCTACGGGCAGTACGGCGAGCTGACGGTCACCGGCCAGGTTGACGGCGTGGAAGGCCGGATCGTCACCGACCACAAGACCACCAGCAAGTTCGACCCCGAGAGATACCTGAACGGCTGCCAGTGGAAGTTCTATCTCGACATCTTCGGCGCCAACGAATTCCGCTGGAACATCTTCGTCATCAAGGAACTCGAACCGATGACTTACGGCGTATCCGAGCCGCAGGTGTTGAAGGCCTATCGATACCCGGAAATGCACGATCACTGCGAAAAGCTGGCGGCTGACTATCTGGCCTTCGCCAAGGTGCACCTCCGCGAAGAAATTCCCGCAGCAGCCCGCCTACTCATGGCCGGCTAAGGCAGGGCCGGCGCGAATGCCGGCTCGGAAAGGGACACGACATGATGCGGTTTACGATCAGGGACGAGACGGTACACGCCGCCTTCGACATGCTGGAGAGCCACGCGCAACCTGCCGCAGCCGCCAGAGCGATGCGGGAGCGTCGTGAGGAAGAGAAGCGACAGGCTAAGGCCAGAGCGTTCCTGCATGCCACAGGTAGCGTGGCGGAGCGTGATGCGCGCTCATTGCTGGATGAAGCCTACCAGCAGGCCTGTGAGCGCTTCTATGCGGCTGTGGAGGCCGACGAGAAATACCGCAACCAGCGTAGCAAGTGCGAGAGCATTATTGAAGCCTGGAGAACTGTCCAGAGCAATTATCGTGCGATGGGGAAAGTGGCATGAACATCCGCCAATCCCGCCAAATCTGGCGCCGCGCCCATCCGGTTCGCCTCCCAAGCAGAGATACAGACGTACACGCTGAACTTCGCGCCGCATATCTAGGCGATCTGATCCGGCTCAAGCGGCTTGAGGAGGAAATCGCGGCGAAGATGGAAGCCGAGCTTGAGGAATTTGTCTGTGGCTGAT